TGTGTCAGTTCGTATTAATGGTAAAGAAGTAGCGCATAGTCGTGGTGATCGTAACCTAGGTGTTCAATCTGGCACTATCGCTCTTACTGCAACTAACCGTAAAGCGATTATTGGTGGTGCTGAATACAAGGTTGTTGATAGCGCCGTGAATTTGGACACTAAAGAAATCTCTGTAACACTAAACAATGCTCTGCCTGAGGGTGCAGTTATTGAAGTTTATCTAGTAGCTGACTTTGATGCGAAGGATGCCAATAAAAACCATATCCTTAGCCCTGTAGGTGTGAGTCTTTCTCCTGAGTATGACGAAATTCAATCAGTGCCATTTGTTAACCAAATCACTGTGAGCTTCAATGTACAAAACCAAATCGCTAATGAACTTGGCTTTGGCTTCATAGGTTCGGCTTTAGCTTCTATGCAAGGTAAAGTGTTCCTTGAACAAAACATTCGTTTATTGAGCGAAGGTAAAGAACGTGCGGTTTACAATGGTCGTAATCAAACATTTGACGTATCTCGTGGTGCAACAGGCAACCTAACTGCTGCTTACAACACTACTGGTGACTTGATTGGTGAAGTATTCAAATTCATCAACCTAGCAATGGTTCAAATCCGTCAGGCGACAGGTGGTTCTACTGTTAAATTTGACCTATTCGTAGGTGACAAAGGCGCAGTGTTCTTCTCTCAACTTCCTGCTGAAAAGTTCAAGGCTACAGGCTTAACAGCATCTTATGGTGAGATTGTTCGCATCGGTACACTTTCAAACGGTGTTGATGTTTACCACTCTCCAACAGCCCAAGGCGTACTGGATGAGACTGCAACCACTGCTGAGTTGATGTTAGTGGGTCGTGGTGCTGAACCTGCTCGCAACCCATTCGTTGGCTCTATCACTCAAGCGCCAACTATCCGTGAAGCGCATAAAGACACTCGTGAAGCACAATTTGGCTTACATGGTCAAATGGCTGCTGAACTTAACCCAATTGACCGTTATGCAGATCAGGTGGCAGTGATCACTATGACAAACTTAGCGTCTATCGGTTAATACGAATAGGTTTTTAACTAAGTCATACAGAGCAAGCCACCATATAGCGTGGCTTGTTTTGTCTGAGGAGTAGGAAAATGAAAATAATTGATTTATCTAATCCAGTTCTTTTAGCTTTAGGTGATAGCGCCGTGGTACGTGAATTAAGCTTTGAAAACATTTCAGGCAAAACCCTGTACGAGCCTTTAACTAAAACTACAGTCCTGGCTAACTCAATTCGTGTTGTGCATATCTCAAGTGAAATTGGATATAGACAGGTGGCAACTAATGTGGAGCAAATCAACCGCATGAATGGCAAAACAGTTTTAAAACTGAAAGCGTCAATCGTGAATGAAAAAGCCCATGTTGTAGAAGCGCAAAATAAGCCTGTAGAGGTGGTTTTACCTGTAGGTGATACAAACACTCAGGCAGAGCCAAAAGAAGCGGAACAGGCTGAAAATGACGTAAATGATGAGTTGGTTATTGCAATCAGCTATCTAAACATTTCAACCAAAACCAATAATTTGGATGTTGGTGATGATAGACAGCTAAAACTCTCTAAAAAGCCATCTGATGCCACTCAAGAAGTTGTTTGGAGTTCAACTGATAGCGCCGTGGCGAGTGTAGATGAAGATGGAACAGTGACAGCTCATAAACAAGGCAAAGTCACTATTACTGCAAAAGTGAAAGATGGTGAAGTTAAAGCGAATACCACCGTAGTTGTTCGTTAATAATAGAACTTAATAAAAAAGATCCTGCGAAAGGGTCTTTTTTTCTTTATTTGGCTTTAAAGTATTAATAGAAAGTGATAGCGAGTCAGTAAGTGAACAATCAAAGCAATATCGTTTTAAATGTTAGTCATAAAAGATTTAGATCCTGTTTTGTCGTTGGAGACCTGCATGGTTCTTATAGTCTCTTAATGAATGAACTGCATCTAAAGAATTTTGATTTTGAAAATGATCTACTGATTTGCACAGGTGATCTCGTTGATAGAGGTGAAGAAAATCTAGAATGTATTTCATTACTTGATCAACCATGGTTTTTAACCGTGCGTGGTAATCATGAAGAAATGTGTATTCGAGGGCAATACGACCCAAAAATGAAAGATATACACGAAAGAAATGGCGGAGAATGGTTTTATAGACAATCTCAAGAAACACAACAGAGAATTATTGACCGTTTTGCGAAATTACCGTTGGTGATTGAAGTAGAGCTGCAAAATAAAAAGATAGGTATTGTTCATGCTGACATTGATATTCACGATTGGAATATTTTCAAGCAGGATATTGCCAAAGGTGACTATAAAATTGCTGGCATTACCTCAGCGTATTCAAATGCACTATGGGGCAGAGGGAGAATACGGAATCACTCAAATGAATATGATTTTGTCGAAAATATTGATGAAATATATTTAGGACATACCATCGTAAGAGAACATACCCAAATCGACAATTGCCACTACATTGATGTAGGTTCATCTTTTACTAAGAAGCTATGTGTCGTTAAAGTCCAATAAAATAATAAAAACCTAAATCAGAATATTTCTATCTCCATTTTTCCTTTTGGAACTCTCCATAAGTACCACCTACCACGCATATCACAATAGCCTTAACTCAAGATAGTAAGGAGAAGTGATGAACACTTCAAAAATACTCGGTGAGGCGGTAGGTATTCAGTGGCAAGGGACTAAAGATAAAACCCAAGCCAATTTGTATTCAGGTTTAACGCAAGCCATTTTTATTGGTCGCTTTAAGCGTGGTCGTACTGATAAGCCTATGACAATCACCAATTCAAATATCAAGGCAAAACTAGGATATGAGCCTAGTAACCCTGATTACATTGCCATTCAGGACTGTTTAGATGCAGGAGTGCCTAGTGTACTTGTACTGCATGTAGGTAGCGCCGTGGTTGAACAAGGGGGAGCGTAAATGACAGCTTTTATCATTGATGAAACAGGCGCAACCTCAACAGCGCTTGATTTGGATGAAACACAGCCTCTAAGTGTGGTTGTTGATCTACATTCAAGCCTGGGTGTAGGTGTGGCATTAGGTATTTCATTTTTTGCCAAAGTGAAAGAACCGACACAGCCAAGTCATATCGCTATGGCACTTAAATGGGTCGATACAGCGACTGATGATGTAATCCTTGAACTTAAAGGCAACCTAGTTCAGGACGAAGAAGATTTTTCATCTTTCCTAAGTGTGGCGTTATCTTCTGATGAGGTGAAAGACATTCAGATTCATTTGGGTGCGGATTGGCTTAATGCGGTAAAAACCTCTACAGGATTCAATGCGTCAAATAGCCTGGGCAGATCAATAATTAACCTATCTTTAGAGGAAGACAGTGTGGGTGCGTTTGATGCAGACTGCCTATATCGCATTCTTACCACTCTTGAAGATAAGCCATCTTATTTGGTTTTACCTCAGGTGTCTGATTTAGAGGTATATACGACTGTTTACCGTTCCATGGATAAATTGAATATCCCATTAGATGCGGAACTTGACCCAACATTAAGCGTTGATCAAGTGGCTAACCTGGCTACAAGCCGTTGAGCTCAAGATCACCGAGTACAACTGATTTGGTCTCCTAACGTATGCCGTCCACGTGATGCAACTTCGCTTCGTGGTCGTAAAGTGCCTGCTTACTCAATCGGTCAATACATTGGTAAAAAACTGCTCCGTAATAGCAATACCTCTGCACAAGGTATTCCTAAGATTGCCGACCCTGTAGCAGGTGAAAGCTATCCTTTCAATTTCAAAGCATTCGAGCCTCGTAGTGATGTGGTACTTGATGAAGAGGCATTGGAAAAACTTGCAGTGGCTAAGGTCAATAGCGTGCGCCGTATTACCTACAGTTCAGGTGCAAAAGTAGTCCTTAGTGATGTACTGACTCAGTTCGACAGTAAGAACAGCGCTCTGCGTTTAGTAAATGCTGCTGAAATTACCACTTACACAACGAACCGTGTAATTGAGATTTTGCGTAAGCATATGCTCTCTCGCATGAGTGCATATCTGACTAACGCAAGCCGTGACATTGAGGCTTTCCTAAGTGCGTGTTCAAGTGACTCTGTTGGACTATTACAACCTGCAGAAGACTTGGGTGGTGTTCCGTACACATTCACTTTAGAGCCTGACGAGCAATACCCATTTGAACGTGTGCGATTGTATTTGGCACGCCGTCCAGAGGGCGCAACTCGTAGTGCTATCTTTGATGATGTAATTAACAAATAACCTGATAAACGAATATAGGTGACAAAATGAAATTTGGTGGTTTAGCTCGTGCAGATCGCACATTGGTTCAATCAATCTTTGATAGCGCCGTATCTGACAATCTTGATAAATCTATCAAGCTATCAGTAGCGGAAAGCCGTGAACAACAATCTTTAATCGAACATGCACGTGAACAAGCACTGCATATCGTATCTGAGCTTGTAGAGGCTATTTCAGACGAAACATTAGAAGAGGGTCAATTGCCTAGCGACCTGTTAGATGAATTACTGCTTGAGGCGGTAGATGAGTCTGATGATGAAGACAACACTCACTTTGATTTAATCGTGGGTGCGGTATCTGACTTACTTGAGTCTTTGGATGTGGATGAGTCTGTTATCGCTGAGGTGTTCGGTGAGGACGTAGAGGCATCTGATGCTGCTATTGAAAGCGTGGTTAATACTTTGATTGCTAACCTGCCTGATGCAGGCGATGAGCTTGACGAATTTGTACGCGAGTTCATTTATGGTGAGCCAGAAGAAGAATCTGACTTTGATGCTGCTAAGCCAGGTTCTACAAAAATCCGTAAAGTGAGTGGCAAATCTGTTGCTTACCGTGGCACATTTGCTATTCGTAAAGGCAAAAAAGTAGTAGTAAATAAACGCCTGCCTAATCAAAAAGTACGTCTAACAGCTAAGCAAAAAGGCGCATTGAAAAAGGCACGCTTAAAATCACATACAGCGAATGCTATTAAGACTCGTATTAAATCATTCAGGAAAGGGCAAAAACTAGGTATCTATAAACGCTAATATGCGCCGTGGGAAAAGGACTGCTTAGGTAGTCCTTTTTTTATTATTCAGATTTTAATGGTATTGCAAAACAATAGGTTATATGGTCACTGAATATTATAAAACATTGACAGAAACGTATATACGATGTTATTTTGTAGGTATAAATAAACAAAATTAATATGGTGTGAAAATGACAGATACAGATAAGGAAAAAGTAAAAGAAATTCGTGCTAGGTATGAAAAGAAACGAGTGATTAAGCCAATCTCTTTTAATACCCATGAGGAAATGGACTTATTAGAACATGCTAACTCTATTCAAGACTTTTCTAATTGGGTGAAAGATAAAATCCGAGAGGATATGGGAAAAGCTAAAGCCAAGCCTCGTAAAGCTAAAGCGGAGACTACAGCCGAAGCCTAGTAATTCTTTATTGAACTGTATTAAGCGCCATGTGGCGCTTTTTTAATGCCATTGGAAAGCCATTCCTATTCGTTTGATTGCCATTTAGCGATTTATTCATGCCATTAGGGTTTATTAAATTGCCAGGATTGGGATTTTATTGCCAATCACTCACACTTCTTTGCCAAACAGTGTCTCTAACAGACAATCCACTGCAAAACCTATCCATTGAGTGGAAAACAGTGGCACTTGGCGTTATTTCGCTTCCATTCTTTGTTACTTTGATGCCATAGAGTGTTCTAACAGATCCAATTGAGTGTTTTTGACTGCCAATAGGGTGGAAATACACGACCATTCTGTGGCAATTCACTGCCAAAAATGCGCCGTGGGAAGATGAATTTTGTTAAAAACTACCTCACTTTTTTTGAGCCTAATTTTTATGATGTAACGAGATGCCGATTATGATGTAACGCACTGTTTTTATGGTGTAACACCCCCAAAAAATGGGTTTTTTATCGTGTAACGCACCCCAAAAAATGCCATTTTTGTCTTGTAACGTACAGTCAAATTATCGTGTAACGCACCTCTTTTTATCGTGTAACGCACCCTTTTTTGTCTTGTAACGGTAGATATGTATAAAAATTGATCAAATTTGAGGGTTTTTCGGGGTGGATTTAGGTGACAGGCGGTAATAGTTGTACGTGACTGATTAAATTTTAATCACAGTTCTATTAATTAATGGGTAAAAAGCAGGGTGCGTTCATACCAAAATCGGTCATTTTTAGGGGTTAAATTTATGCGACAAAATGACGCATCTGTTAGAAAGCTAATTCGGTATTTGGAACTTATAAGATTTATAACAATCAACTAGACAGACAATAGCCATAAATGAACTAGATTGTAGGTTAAAAATGGCAACTAAACTCGATTTAGCGTCCCTTAATGAGAAAGACGCATATATCCAAAAGATCAAGAAAGCCCTAGAGACAGCAGTAGGGCAGAAGATTGCAATTATCAATATTGAAAAGTTAAAGCGTGTGGCAGGTGTATCAGCATGTCCAGTCGAATTTATCTTTGCAGGCAACCAAAAGTTAAAACTATTCATCCGTTCTACAGCAGACGTTTTTAAAGCGACCCTGAATGACAAGACAATTGTTTTGACAGGTGACTTTTCTAACGACTTGAAAATGACTTTTGAAAATGGGGTGAATGGTGTAGCTAAACTCATCCGTAACGGTCAAAAGAGTTTTGAAAAATCCAACGCAAAAGAGAAAGTCCGTATCCCTAAACCTAAATCTGAATCAACTCCAAAACTATCTACCACGGCGCAACTCAAGGCTTATGTAGAACAGGAACAGGTACTTGATAAAGAGCTAGATGAGAAACGAGCAATTCTAGAGCAGCTTAAACAGCAAGTAGAACTTGTTCAAGTTCAAGGCGGTTGATCATGAATAGCAGTGTGGTGACGGATATGGCTTTTGTATTGTGCTTGGTGGCTTTTGTAATTGGTTGCTTTGTATATAACACCTTAAACCGAAAATATTTTTGGAGCTTGGGTGCATTGCCTTACTTTGCTCATATCTTTGGAAGAGCTTTAAAAGTCAGTGCGTTACCCATTGCTATTTGCACGGTATATATCGGACTTGGGACATGGTGCATAGTTCGGCTTTTACAGTTAGTTGATTCACTAAATACAAGTTCGATAGCTCTATTGGTGGCATTGGTTGGATTCTCTCTTTTTCAGGGAGCGAAGATGATCATTTATAAAATCACTATGGACTCAGCAATCAAAAGAGGGTGGCGCAAATGATCACCACCCAAAAGATTGTGGACATGATAGAGCATTGGTTAAGAACACCACCCAATGCTTATCTAGGTTCGGACTATGGCGCACCTTTAAACGAGTTACTGCTTAACCCTTTATCTACAAATGTGGCAGATAGCTTTATCGAAAAACTGCGCAAGGATATTCCTGCACTCAACCAATTATCTGGTGAACATTTTGGGATTTACAGCACTACGAGTGGTTTTGAAAAACGAATCGTTGTACTGGAAGTTGGCAACGTGGAAATTGAATTAAATGGAATAGAGCAGGATGCGTTGATCAGAAATGGGGAGACCTACAATGTTGGCTCAATCTAAACTTGAAAGCTTGTTGGTATCGAATATTACTGACCCTGAAATCCTTGAACGATATACGGCGCAAGACCCACTTGTTGTTCAGCAGATTAGGACTATTGCTGCTTATCTTAGTCTTTTATCGCAAGAGATAGACATTGCAAGCCTAGAACCTTTTATCAAGACACGTGACCGCTCAATCATTGCAGATGCGACCAATAAGGGTATTTTGCCTTTGGGTACTGCATCAAGACATATCCTGCAGGTGATTAACAACGGCGCTAAACCTGTAACTATTGGTCAGGGCAGAGAGGTAGAAGACAGTGCAGGTGGTCGTATTTGGCGCTTAATGCAGTCCATTACTATAGAGCCAGAAGAGACAGGCGAGGTGGTAGTAGAACAGAGTGAGTATCGAGAGATTGAGTACACGCCTAGTTATACAGAAGCCTTTCACCGTTTTGCTATCCATCTAACTGATGATTTATTCCTATGCGGTATATCCGTCCTAGACATTCAGACTAACCCTGCAACCGCCTATAGCTATGTGCCTCGGTGGATGAATGTTGCTATAGGTGATAAAGCTTTCAATCTAACCACGGATGAGATGCGCCGTGCCTTTATCCAATTTGGGGATAGTGACCGTGCAGGGGTGACAGCGACACCACAAAGCACTTTTAGAATTGGCATAACCGAGACCCACGGCGAAGTAGATACGACACGCTTAAAAGATGCCTCTCTTGTAGATGTATATACGACAGAAGAGCAAAAGGTTGTTGTTAAATTTAAGACAGGTGGTTTAGTCCGTAAGGGTTCAGACCCATTGACGGTTAGCCAATTGAAGATCCTTTCAAGCTATCCATCACTCTATGACGAAAGCGCCGTGTATCTCGGTAACTTTGATTACTTAGTCCGTCAAAAGTTTATGAACCGAGCGCACTTTATATCGGTATGGAATGAAAATATTCAGCAGAAGCACTACGGCGTAACTTGGCAGGACATTAACCGCCTGAATATTGCAGTGCAGGCTATAGAGGAATCTGAGCAGGAAAACTTGGAGGATGAAATTACTCAGCTTATTGGTCGTGCTGACTCACTGTATTCCGATAGGGTGAATAAGCGCACTGTAGAGGGCGTGGAATACGTTTTAAACATTACAGGTAGGTTAGCATCAATTCACAATGTAGAAGCCGTAAAAGCGCAAATACGAAGCCTCCTAGTGGCTGAATATGGCAAAGGCTCAC